GTCACTGGGAAAGCCTCGCGCCTCGCCCCCCCGTATACGTTTACGGCAGGAAGGGACCCGTTCAATATCAATGGGTTAGGAGCCTAGGTTAATGTTCTTTGCGTTGTGTATCGCTTTGAACCCGTCTCATTCCCACCCTGTTCTGCTCACGTCTCTTGCGAGTATGCCCAATTTGTAGCCTCGTTGGCCGCCGGTGTCACCCTTTGCGGTGTACACCCGAAAATTGTACCGCATGACGATTTATCTTGACAGGGCTCGCGCACAAATCACTTGGCGAGGTGGCGACGCACCCAGTCGGCAAGGCCTGCCTCGTCCAGTTCGCCCGCCGCCAGTGACATGATCACTTCGTATTTCTCCTCTGCCGTAGCCATGAACTCAGCACCGTTCAGGTTGAGGAAAAGCCGCATCACCACCAGGGCTGTGCGCTTGTTGCCATCGGAAAAGGGATGGTTGCGCGCGATGCCAAAGCCGTAGGCCGCTGCGAGATCAGCAAGATCAGGCGGTGGGTTGCCATAGGCCAGCCGGTTGCGGGGGCGATCAAGCGCAGATGCCAGTGCGCCTGTGTCCCGCACCCCCTTCGCACCGCCATGCTCGGAGAGTTGGCGCTGGTGAATGGCTTCCACGACGTCAGCGCGAACCCAGACCGGGCTCGGGATCATTCCGCGAGCTTCTTCAGGACGTCTCGATCCTCGCGCATGATCTCTTCCGCCGCGTCCATCTGCGCGGCGAACGCGGGGTCGTAGGGCGTCAACTCAATCCCGTTGGGGGTTTCGACAGCATAGAGCCGATCCCCCTTCTGAACCCGGAGCCGGGCCAGCAGATCTTTGGGCAGGACAACCCCCACCGAATTACCGATACCTGTGACTTTCAAACTGGACATGATCCGTCCTCCTCATGTGCTTAGTTATAATAAAGGTTATAACAGAGAAATTCAACGGCGGTCCGATTGTATGCCGCAGAGCGCAGCCTTTCTGGCTTTCGCGATCACATAATCCATCGATCGGCGCGTCGGCGGTTGCTTGCCCCGCAGCCGCCAGACAATCACAGCCAAACCGAACTGCCAACGTCTCGTGGCTGCTGTACGCGAAAGCCCGAACTGCCAGGTGATCTGCTTCCAAGCCACCCGCTCAGCCCGGGCCCAGATTAGTTTCGCATCGTCGACCTCAAGCCAACGCAACCAGAGCATGGCCTCGTCAGCTTCGGTGATCATGCGCGGGCTGGGCAATGGCCTGCGCATCTTCGGTTCCTGACCGACCTTGTCGGCGAAGCTGTGGAAATACTCCGGCCAGGCGTTGAAATGCCCCTGCGGTTTTACCCCGGGCATCTGTCGCATGACGTCAGCCGCGAGTTCCAGCCGGTCCTGCACCCGGTTGATTGTCCAGTCAGTCATGGCTTGCTTCCTTCTGTCCGAGGCATTTGCCGTAGAGTTTTTCACCAAGCTGGCGAACCAGTTCCCGTTCCGGCCATGTGAGGCGCTGGTCATCCAGCGATACCGCCAGCAGACCCTGTTCTTTCCATCCGTCGCGTTTGACCTGATCGGGGTTGCGACGGGTGCCGCCAAAGCCGCGTGGAGTGAAGGTCATGCCGGTCATGCCATGCCTCCCCGGGTTTCAATGGCCCAGAGCAGGATGGCGATGGCATCGGCCTCGTTATCATCCGCCGGGCTGAACCCGCGCTCACGGGCCGCATTGATCATCGCCTGCTTCGGGGCATTGCCCTTGCCGGTGGCGTGTTTTTTGATCGTGCCGACTGGCACGCCCTGATACGGCACCCCGCGCATCTCGGCTCAAGCCGTCAACGTAGCCATCAGACCGCCGTAAACGTGCGCAGCATCGGTGCCCGCGTGTCGACGAACTTCCTCATACCAGATCGTGGCGACCGGTCCGCTGAGGCGATCCATCTCCGCCAGCCAGTTCTGGAACCGCAGATAGCGCATACCACCGCCGTCGTAGCGGCTGGGGCGGAAGCTGACGGTGCCGCTGGTGATCAGGCCGCTCTGGGATTTCAGAGCCCAGCCGGTGGTGGTGCCAAGATCAATGGCCAGCAGGGTGCGGTCCATCAGGGTGGTTATTGGCAATTCGGGCCTTGCGTCCATGCTGTCGGTGGTCAGAGTCAAATGAGCCATGGGTGGTCTCCTTTTTGGTTGGCTGCTCGGGGTGGAAGACGACGGTGGCTCTGGTGCTTGGCGGTACTGGCCACCGTCGTCGGATGAATGTGTTGTGGGGTTCTCTTGTGCACACCAACTTCGCAGCCCAAGTCGAACCCAGGGGTAGGTGGTGTCTCTCCCGCGTTTAGCGGGGAGGACACCTACCCCTTTAGGGGGGTAAATCCGGTTTTTGAGTTCCTGCGTAAGTATTTGAAATAACTGGTATTTTTCAGGAAATCGCAGAAACTCAAATCGGGTATTCGGCGAGTTTCCGATTTCCTGCGCAACCGGTTGATTTTGTTGCGAGATTTCAGGAACTCGGAATTTTCCAGCACCCGATTTCCTGCGATTTCCTGCAGGAACTCGGAATTTTCAGGGGCGATCTGAGTTCTTGGGGCGGGCATTTTCTTCATGTTTCACACCCGTCCTGATCAACCCAGACTTCCGGATTTTCGACAGGCAGGCGGACACCGGTTTCGGGACACATGAAGTCCGTCGGCAGCACTTTGACAAAGCCAGGTGAAACCTCACCAGTCTCATCATCGGCTACTTCGTGATCGATTTTCAGAAGCATATCCCTGACACAGAGATAGCCGAATTTTGCCCGGATTGCCTTGAGGCCCAAGTCATCGGCAGGTTCGCCCCGCAGGAATTTGACATGGCCCTTGGTGGCGAGAACACGTAGCCGTTCCCGAATACTGGTCTGGCCACCAAGACTGCCCTTGTTTTCAAACTTCGCCGCAAACTGGGTCAAGGTGAACATCTTTCCCCGCGTCGCCTGATCGGAAATCATCTGGACAATCACGTCGCCTTTGCGATCCCGTTCCGCATCATGTTTCGCGCCAACATCCTTGCGGACCAACCGATCGTTCATCGGGTTCATCTCGACCCATTTGCCTTTCTCCTTGTCGATCAACTTGGAAGGCAGCGCCGGGCCATTTCGCAGCTCGATTTCCAGTTTGCGTTGACTGTTTTCTTCTTCCGGCCGGTGCATGATGATGCCAGAGGTGTAGAATCCGCGCAGGGAACTGGCACCGGACAGGGCCAGAAACGGATCCTCCTTCACCTGGTTCTTGCTGAGCTTCTTGGTGTGATGGACAAGGATCACACCGCAATCCGGGTTCACCGCTTCGCGCAGCACCTCTACGCGGTCCTTCAGGAAAAACATCATCGCGCCGTTGTCGTTTTCACCGCCGCCATCGGGGCCGCCGTCAAAGACATTGCGGATCGGGTCGATACAGAGAATGTCGATGGGATCCTCGGGAAACGCCTCTTTGACCGCAGCGGCGGCCATGGCGCTGCCTTGCTCATCCAGCAGCAATTTCAGCTTCGGCGTGGCCACGAAAGTGTCACGGGCGGCGGCAATCACCTCCGGCGGCAGGGCGATCTGTTTCAACCGTTCGCGCAGGTAATGATACTGGATCTCAGCTTGCAGATAGAACACCCGAAGGGAGCGTGGCGGGGTGAACCCGAGGAAAGGAATGCCCGCCGCCATGTGCACGAGCCAGGAGATCAGGAAGTCGCTCTTGCCGACCTTTGGCGCACCGCCCAGAACCAGCAGGCCACCCGGTGTCAGCACGCGGGGCGCTATGATGTCCTCGGGCATCGGGCTGGTGTCATCGAGCAGTTCGCCCAGCATGAAGGCGGACATGGTGATGGGGACCGGTGCCCCGGTATCGAGCCGCAGGAGCGGCGGGCCGTTCTTTTCAACATGGATATTCCAGATGCGTTCAGCTTCGCGCTGAAGTCGTTCCACCGGCCAGCTCGGGCGCAGCATGGCGGCGTTGTAACCGCAGATGCCTTCCCAGCCCGCATCCTTGGACATGCGGCCCTCGTGCACCATGCGCACGAAGTGTCCGATGGCGGCACTGGCTCCCTCGAAACGCGACCAGTCGTCCTGCGCGCCTTCCCGCACCGGCGAGGTCAGCACATCTCCGGTTTTGGGTTTATCCTCACGCACAAATTCCGGCTCGAGCGATATCCCTGGTGCGGGCGGCATGTCCTGAACGGCTTCGGCAAACTCATCGAGATCCCATTCCTTGTCGGGATTGATCTCGAGGATCTGCACCAGCGTTTTGAGGTTGTTTTTGTAATAAATGCTGCCAGCCACCCGGATTGGCTGATGCGCCGAGCGGAAATGCATGTCGCCCCCGACCTTGGCTGCGATGTCACCGCGCAAACGGCAGGCGCTGGCCACATCACTCCCATCGGCTGGTTCAGTCAGTTTCCACCAGACATGGCATTTCTGCTGACCTTCCGGTGTGATGCCACCACTTTGAACCACCATGGTGGGCGCACCGAGATGTGCCTCCAGATGCGCGCGTTTGGCGGCAATGTCGCCGGTATCAAGATCGACAACCAGAGCCTGCATCTGCAGAACATCGACCGCCTTGGCTTGCCCGGCCTCTCTCACCGTGCCCGGTATCACATAAACGGCGGCACCTTCCTTTGAGGCCCAGTTGGCAAAGGTCGCCATCTTGTCCGGCGTTTCAGAATTTGCCTCGAGCCAGATATTGTGCGGTCGCCCGTCGATGCCCTGACCCTTGTCGATGAAACTGCGGACCGGGATCAGGCCATCGCAATAACCGAACACCACGTCCATGAAGGTTGCGATCTGCGCGGAATCCGGTTCATCACCAAACACATCGTTCTGTGGGGCCGCGTCGTTGAAATCGCGCCACGGGTTAAAGTGGACAACGTTTCCTCCATCGGTGTTTTCAGCATCGGTGCCTTTTGCCTCCTCAACCGGCACAGGTCCGGTTTTTGGATCCTCTGGTGTTGTGTCATCATGCTTGTCGCTCATTGGTCCTGCCTCCAGCAGCGGTCCGCGTAAGAGCAGAACCGGCATTCAAAGAAATCTCGGTTGTTGGCGACGCGGGGCAGTAGATCACCCGCATCCGTGGCCTGCAGGATGCGCACCGCGCGATCCGACATGCGCTGTGCCAGGGCGGCATCAAACGGCACCAGCTCGTGGTAGAGCTCCGCCGTGTCTTTGTTGATGGCGGTGAACAGCGCCGGGGCCTCGGAAATCCCCGGCACGCTTGGTTCCATGTAGGCCTGATAGATCGCGATCTGGGCGGCATAGACCGGCTTTGACAGCGCCACGCCTTTCTTCACCGTTTCGCGCCAGTTTCTGGCGTTCATGGTTTTGCATTCCCAGAGTGCCGGGGCGGTAAACCCGAGACCCTCAGGAGCGGCGGCAATGATGCCGTCCACATGGCCACGGATGCGTCCACCCGCGACGGAGAAGCCGAACTGGCCGCCATCGCGTTTTTGCGTGACCAGATCGATCCCGGCCGCGCGCAGCCAGCGGATCGCCAGATCCTCGAGCTGGTGGCCGATTGCGAAGATCCGAAGCGTCTGGCCGCTGAAATCGCCGCCTTCGTCCTTGGGCGCGTTTGTGAACTCAAACTGCAATGCCCGTTCACAAGAGACACCCAACCGGGAGGCCCCGAGATAGGTGCGCGGTGGCGATCGCATCACGTTCACCGATGAGAACAGCGTCGATATGGTCGTTGATCTTATCGCCGATGGTCTTTGAATGGTTGTAATCCAGCATCAGAGCGGCACCTCCGAGGCGTAGGATTGGGCGGTTGTCGCCATAGCGTCCCGAAACCCCTCGACGGCCTCTTCGATCAGCGCACGCACCTGATCCGCCGTGAGATCAGCCAACCGGGTATCCCAGCCGAATTCCCCCATAAGCACTCCCATGCGTTTCAGCGTGGCGGTGATGGCCGCGTGTTCCTCTTCGGTGAGATCAACCATGTTCAGTCCTTTCCGGGTGTGGCGCGCATAGAGCGCCTGACAGTGTTGTGAACAGAACCAGCGCCGCCTCTGAGAAGCTGCCGGTCGCAGGTGGGTTTTGGTGTGGGGATCATGAAAGCCGAACCCGGCAGTGGGACGCGTGCAGACTGCACAGGCCACGAAACGCGGGTGCCAGAGCCACAGGCGATCCGGGATATCCGCAAGCGATGTGGACGGGGACGGGATTTGCGCGATATGGGTCATGCGGCCCTCGCAGGAATTGGCGATGCCGACATGACAAGCTGCTGGATTGACCGCTTGTTGAACTTGAATGTCATCAGCGCCGAGGCGCGATACCGCGTCAGACCGTAATCCTGAGCGAACGCTGGCGGCAGGTATTGCAATTGCTTTGGCGTTGCCGCCTGATTGAGCCAGCTTCTGGACTTGAAGGCGCTTTCATCACTCTCGTGCTCATTCAGCCAGTCATCGGCCTGCGCTAGACAAACGCTGCGCTCGCCAACCCCCAGAAGGTGGGTGCGCTGCCCCTTTGCCTCGCCAACCGCGTGCCAGCGGCCATCGAGAAAAAAGATGCCGCCCCAGGCATTGAAACCGTTGGCCATCAACGCCGCGTCGTCGTCGAACAGATCCACCCAGGCAAAACTGGAGCGCTTCAGCAGATCGATCTCGGTCATCAGGAAACCGGACAGATCACCTGCGCCCTGTTCCGGTG